TTCTGCTTTCTTGCTATCTGTTAAAGGTGAGTCTAGTGTTTGTGTCCAATCGCATTCTAGCAATAAGGTATCTCTTTCTATTCTTACTTGACTCCAAAAATCTACAGACTGCTCTACTGCAGAACCGCCAAGTATCTTATATTTCTCTACCTCGTAAACACCTTCAATTATTGATTGGTGGCTTTCTAAGTTAATTTGATCTATGCCTACATTAGTTGAACCGCAAGATTCTATAACTCCGTCTGATGTTTTGTAAATTGTATAGTCTGCCATTTTATTGTGTGTTATCTATAAAGACATAGAGTGATTGATAGGTACTTCTTAGTTTTGTTATCCACCTTACTCGCCAATAAACAGTCGTTGCATTGGATGCAAGACCTGATATTGTTCCGTTGTATACAAAAACATAGGTTCTAAATGTTCCTGCAGCCATAGTTACCCCTTGTAATCCACCTGCTGCTTGTTGGAAAGTAGAATTATCTATGCTGTATTCCAAAACACCATTTGTGCAATCTCCATATACACCTGACCATATAGCTCTGTATTTTGCACCATTACGAACACTGCCTATTGATAAAGATAAATATGTTCCAGTAGATTGTGTTTGTGTTGTAAAGTTTGTGCTACCTCTTTGAGTTACACTACCAAAAACATCTAGCGGCACTGTAGCTCCTGTGTGAGCAATAATCGTAGAGCTAACATCAGCAAATTTTTTCACAGCTAAAGTGTCTACATTTATCCTATCGCCATTAATTGTATTTGCTGCTATCTGTGTTGATGTTATAGACCCACTGACAATACTTGCGGCAACAACTGAGTTAGCAGCTATTTTATCTGCTGTTACTGCATCTGCTTGTATGTTGGTAGCTACAACAGAATCAGCTGCAAGTTTCCCTGCAATAACCGCACCTGCTGTTATTTTTGCTGAAGTAACTGCGTTAGTTGCAATCTTGTCCGCTGTAATTGCATCTGCAGTTATTTTAATTGCAGTAACAGCATTAGAGGCTATTTCGGTGGCTGTAATAGCACTTGCATTTATCTTGGCGGTGGTAATTGCATCTGCTGCAATCTTAGCTGTTGTAATAGCATTGGTAGCAATCTCACTTGCTGTAATAGTTCCTGCAACAATCTGTGTAGCTGTTACCGCATTGGCTGCAATAGAATCTTGGTTTACTGCATCGGTTGCGATAAGAGCATTAGTTACTGCGTTGTCTGCAATCTTAGCTGTCTCAACTGCATCAGCAGCAATTTGTGCTGTATCAACTGCGTTGTCTGCTAACTTAGCATTTGTAACTGCATCTGTTCCTAACTTAGCTTCTACTATTGCACCAGCAGCAATAACATCTCCTTGAATAGCAGAAACCGCTATCTTTGCATTTGTTACAGCTTGTGCTGCAAGTTTAAGGGTTGTTATAGAGCCGTCTGCAATACCTGCTGCAGAGAAATTACCATTTACTGAGCTACTAAATCCTGAGTGTTGCCCTGAATGATTAATTGCTCTTACCCAAAAGTAGTAAGTAGTTCCTGCTGTTAGTCCGTCTTGATCTCCAAAAATTGTAGTAGTTATTGCGTTAGGCTCTCCTGAAAGCGTATCTACTAAATGAGTATCATCTGTTGGATTTGTATTAGCTGTTCGTCTGTAAACCTTAACAGCTCTTAGGTCAGAGTTGTTAGGGTTAGTCCATTGAACAAGCATTTGACCTTTGCTAGATGATACAGCTAAGTTAGTAGGTGTAGAGGGTGCTGTACCTGCTACTGCTATGCTTATATTCACATTGCTTGTATAAGCACTTGTTACACCATTAACATCTATGTGCCTTATTCTTACATTGTAAGTTTTTCCTACAACTACATTAGGTATAAGTCCAACTGCAACTCTTTTTCCAACTGTAAAGTCAGAAGTAAAATTGCTGTCTGTAGATAATTTATACTCTATCTCTGTAAGGGTAACTTTGTCTGATGCGTTGTTAGTCCATGCAACCTTTATATCTACCTTACTGGTAGTGCCGTCTATGTTACTCTGTTGCGTTAGGGCAAGGTTTGTTGGTGCTGTAACTGCGTATGTACCTGTTGATACATTAGAGCCTTCTGATTGCGCTGTGGTGTAGTCATTAGTAGCGAAATTAAATACTGCTGCTTCTACTTCTTTAAGTTCCAACCTTGTTGCTATTACAGGAACATCTCCATCTTGTATAACTTCCATATTTGTAGACAACACTTCAAATACTTTTTGTGTAAAATTTAGCCTTTCATTTGTTAGGTACACCCAGTCATTAGGTTGTAATCTCATAAACTGTAGACTTACTAAAACTGATAATGATGTTGTCTGTCTTTGGCTTTTCAAACCTATGCGACCTAGTCTTTGAGCCATAGTATCTGTGACTGTAAATGGTAATTGCACTTCCATTCTTTTTACATAATTAGCGGTACTTTCTCCACTTGGCGTATCTGCATTCAGCATTGTGGAATCTGCATAAACTTCTGCATCTGCAGATATAAAGTTTAAACTAGCATCTACATACACAGGTTTAATAGAATTATAAAGATCGCCTGTACTAGCATTAGTTGATACTGCTATTGGTGCTAGTAAATCATCATCAATAATTGTTAGACTTGGACTTTGAGAAGCACCTGCAAAAATTGTGAACTGACCATTCACATAAGACATTTTTCCTGCCATTGAACTAAGCACACTTTCAAGAACACCATTACCATTAGCACTAAAGTTAGTGAATCCGTTTGCTGTATATCTTCTTTCCGTTGTAGAGCCGTCCGCAAGAGTTACATTTTGATCACAGGTATTTGCAGCAGATGCAATTCCACCTGCGTTTGTTGTATCGTTTATTTCTGATGTTTTTGCTTTTAATCCATACTGCGTATCAGTTAAATAATCTCTTATAATTAATGCAGGGTTTGATCTTTGTAGATCGCTACTAGCAACTGCACCAGTTCTAGGGTCAAAAACATTCTTACCTTTGACTTTAAATGATATTGCAGGCATACCGCCACCAAACTTTTCAGCATCAAATACCATTTGTACATATACATAAGCAACACCTAAAAATTTATCTGTTGTACCCATGCTTGAAAGTTGAGCATCCATAAAACCGTTTGCTGCTGTTTGACTACCGTCCTCAAAAGAGTAACGAACTAATCTGCCACTACCAAAATTATTATCATTCTCTGTGTTAGTAAAGTCAGCATTTGTAACTGTATAGACTGTTGAACCGCTTATTGTAGATGTTGTTGTTGTGGTATTTATATCATTAAGTCTAAGCGTTTCAAGGCTTTCTATTTCATGCCCTGCAATAGCTACTACCATGTGTAATAAATAATTATCAGTTCCAGTGGTTTCAATGTGTACCACAGTTCCACCAACACGGCACTCACCATACACAATTTGTCTTGGAGCAAGTGGCGCACGAGTTGCAAATTTAGAACCAAAATTTCCTGCAGAAGCATCAATACCTTTTGATGTCATCTTTCCTATAACACTAGCTACTAATGTCGTTGCAAAAGTTGTTGCTGCTAATGTAGCAGTAACCACCGCAGAAGAAAAAAATGATGCAATAAAAGTGCCACCAACAACAATTACTGTTGCAATAATAGCTTGTTTAATCTGCTTAGCCATTAATCAAATCTCCAAACTCTATAAGCTAAACCGCAATCAACTACACCAATGCCATCATCTGTAGGTGTTAGTATTCCAAAACCATTGCACATTCCTACAAGAAAAGAACCAAGACTTTGTTCGTAAACAACAAGATCACCGCAAGTCATAAATGCTTTATCTATTTCTCCTACGCCTTTTTCATTACAGGCTTTTTCTATACTCGTTTCTAAATCACCGCCATAAGATGAGATAGCTTTTTTTGCACTTTCTTCATCATTCCATTTTAAAGTTTTAGGTATTAAATCTTCACCTGTAATTTGTTTTATAATAGCGTTACTAAATTTACAACAATCATTTTGACCCCATTCAAAAGGAAAGTTATTCTTTTCTACAAAGGAATCAAACATGACTTGCCAGTTAGGAAGTTTCTTCATCTATCTTGAAAATTTCTGTTAACTGAACCATTTCCATCGCCTGGTCCACCACTGCCGCTACTGCTACCACCTGCATTTTCAGATGATTTACCCCAGTTAATTTGTTTGTCTTGTAATGATGCAACACGGTTAAAACCAGTGTCTCCTGAGTGTAAAAAATTTTGTGATTCTTTTGTGTATCTAAGATTAGATGGTCTGTCTAGGTCTACTAGTCTATTTTCTGCATCTATGGTTACTGTAGAGCCTTCAGGCGTGTCATTTATAACAAGGCTAGTCATTCTACCCTTAAACAAAGTTAGCGTTCCTGCAACCTCATTCGTTCCACCCATAACATATCCCATGAAAATAGTTATTGATCTATTTTGATAGTTCTCTGTTAGTGCATAATTAACCACAGTTGTGTCCATACCTGAAAGAGCAACAACTAAACCATTTGATTTTAGCTCAAGGTTATCTTCAGAATTACTAACTGATAATAATGTTCCTGCACCACTATATGTTTCTGACCCAATAACAAGATCATCTGTGCCTGACCAAACAAGAATATCATCTGTATCAAACTCTGCTTTTACGGCAAAGAATAAGGCTTGTTCATCAGCACCTAAACGATTAACAATAGAAGCATCTAAACCCTGTCTAGTTGCCATGTTAAATTACCTCAATACAAGAAAAGCTAATGCCGTAATTTGATATGCGGTCTGCTGACCAACTTACTTCATTAGAAATTAATCTAAATGTTCCTTTTGGATTTGTGAATACTGCATAATTTCCTGCAGCTAGGTCTGACCTTAACTTTGGCTCTATTCGCACAGCATAATAATCTTTTGCACTACCACCTGCGCTTGTAGCAGTAGCAGTTTGAGTAACCATAACTATCTGTGAGGGCGTTCCTGATGTATTAGAAGTAGATTGGATTTGTATGTAGTCTCCTTGCACAACACTTCCTGTAGCACTGTTTGTGGAAGCTCTAAGCACTAATCCTGTTGCACCCTTAACATTACTTCTAACCTTGCAACTAGCCGTGCTTGATTCAGAAGTAAAAGCAGTATCAGTTACAACTACTGAGGTACTAGTTTTACTCGTTACTTTATGAGTTCCATTATTTTCTTCATTAACTGCGCCAGTAACAACAATAAAATCTCCTACAAGTGTGTTAGAAAAAGCAGTAGTAGCAGCAGTCAGAGTTGACCCACTGAATGTTAATGTTTCACTAGTGTCATTTGTTCTAGCTTCAGCTTCTAAAAAAGATGTTGAGTATGTGCCGTTATTAGTTAAAGCATCAGGGTCTGCAAATTTAAAATGATTTACAGTTCCATTTAATTCTAAAAGAAAAGATTGCCAGTTCACTGCATCTGACCTTCTCATAGGTGGCAAGGAAACCTCTGCAGTCCAATAAACACCATCAAACTCTTGAGTCTTAGTTTTTCCAGTGAAAGGACTTACTGTTGTTCCCACTGTTCTTATAAGCGACCAATCACTTCTTACGAAGTTAGGACTTGTAGGCATCGCAATTAATTTAGCCACCTTGCAACATTCTCCTATAATTACCGCCACGCATTGCAGCTTCTGCTACAGCACCTTTTGTTACATCTGCTATCTGTGGCATCATTTTCATAACCTCTGCCCTTACAGTAGGTACAACTCCTGTAGCAAAGTTAATTGATTGATTGATTACAGTAGTTCCCCCACCCATAGCGTTTTTACTATTCATATTGTTCATTATTGAGCCACCAGTGTTGGGAATAAATATCTCTGCTCCTCTTTCTCCAACAACTGTCGGTCTACCTGCTTGGACTGTTCCACCACCTGCAAACCCAATCCCATCGGCTAGGTTACCTACATCAGGATTAGATAAATTTATTTCACTTAAACGATTAGTACCTTGCAAATTAAACACTGAATTTAAAATTTTATTTACTACAGCCATTTGCATAAAGATAGCTATTATTTGTGAAATTATGTTCCTTGAAAAACTTTTAAAACTTTCTAGAGCATTTTCTCCTTCTAATAAAGAATCAACAAAATCTGTAGTGAATGCATTAGATGCTGAAATAATTGCTTGTTTCATTTCACCACTTACTGTAATAACCTCTCCCATTCCCTCACTAACTTCAGCTAGAAATTCATCAATAGTATCTACGCCTAACATATCTCTAGTTATACCTGCTCTATCAGGTTGCATCGGACCAAATTTTCCTACTGATTCCAGTGCCATTTGAGCTAAAATTGCTTTTTCTATGATTGATCTTAAATCTTTCATTTGATTTGCAGTCAAATCATCAATGGTTCTTCTAGCTTTTTCAACTTGTAACAACAAAGTCTGAAAAAGTTTAAAATCTATTTTTTCAGCAGCAGAAAATTGATCTGTAAATTTTGCTTGTGTTCTTAAAAGTTTTAAAAGTTCAGCATCTAATTCTTCAATATCGGTAGCTCCACCTCGTACAGATAATTTAAATTGCTCAAAAGTTTTTATGTTGCCATTCATAAAATCAGACAATAAATCAAACATATTGCTAAGTTCAAAAATAGCTCTAATAATAACGAAGATATTATCAACCAGTTTTACTATCTCTGTAACTACATCTGTAAGAATAGCAATTAGAAATCCAAGTATCTGTCCTAAAGGTCTAAGAGTTTCAATTAAACTTGCTGTAGCTTTTGCAAGGTCTACAAAAGAACTTCGCAAACCCTTTCCACCAATACCATCACCAATAGAAACAGCAAACTCTGAAGTTTGATCTGATAAGTTAGAAATTGCTCCTGATAAAGTATTGAATCTTTCTTCTATTGCAGTTGAAAACTGCTCACGACCTATAGACCTAATGTATTCAGTTATTGCCTCTCCTGATCTTTCTATTTTTTTAGTAACTCCGTCAAAAGTAACTGTGATCGTTTCCCCTTGTTGTCTAGCAATAATACCAAACTGTTTAAGCATCTCCATTTCGCCAGTAGTAGCATTAAACGCTGCTTGTGAAAGTTGCGTAATGCTTTTTCCCATACCTGCAGCAAAATTACCAAAATCCAACAAGGCATCACTGGTAGGGATAATACCTGCTTGTTTAAGGGTAATAAATGATTTGGCTACTTCCTCAATTTGGAAAGTAGTAGTTGATGTGAATGCTCTTATTAATTCAAAAGATTTTGCTGCTGCTTCAGCACTTCCGGTGACTGCTCTTAATGTAGCTTCTAAATCCTCAAAAGTTCTATTAATCGCAACAATTTTTCCTAGCACTGCTCCTGCACCAACTGCCACTAAAGCTGATTTCATTTTTGCGAAACCTGCATTAGCACTTTTAGTTGTTTTTTTGGTTTTATCTAATGACTTGTTAACTTTTTCTAAGCCTTTCCGAAGCTGTTTGGTTTCAGCACGAATTTCTAATACAAGTTGGTCTACTGTTTTAGCCATTAGTCCGGATTTAACTCCATAAGTTCTTGTAGTCTTGAACTATCCATTGGTATTTCTTTTTCGTTTGCACCATTAAATTCTGAAAATCCGTCTATTGCCATATAAACTTCTATAGGACTGGAGTTCCAAAAATCACTAACAGTGAAACCAATCATGCCAACACAAATTGAAAAAAACCTTTTGATTGGCAGAGAATCATTAGCTAACTCTCTGTTACTTGCTTTCCCTCGTCTGCTTCTTCCTTTGAATTATCAGTTAGAGATTGTGATAGCAGATTTGCAACTGCTGTTGTTGAGTTTATGATACCTGCGTCTTGTACTATTTTTATAATATCGTTTCTATTCAAATCATTGCCACCACCACGAATAGCAGGGTGTAGTACATTTATTATTTCGGACATTCTAATATCGGCTTCAGCCATTTTAGTAGCCAGTTTGATAATCCCACAATTACAGGCATCTTCAATTTCCATAATTGCGTTCATTGTTAGTCTACATTTATAGGTTTTAGAACCTAGTTTTACTTCAATCTGCCCTTTGAGTGGGTTTGTCATCTGACTTCTCCTTTGTTGGACTTGCTTCTGCAAGTATTATTTTAAAAATATCATCTCTGTGGTCAACAATAAAAGATTCTATCTTATGATTTTTTCCGTTGACTGTTATTGCTTCGCCTAGATTTTCTACACTGGCTATCTGTAACACATTGGCATTTAACATACCTGATATGTTTTCAGTGCCAACCTTTACATCTACTTTATGCCAAGACATAAATTAAGATGCTGTAAACGCTATGTGTCCTGCTGACTCAAAAGACATAGAGTAGGTAACTTCACCATTGTACTCACCTGCGTACTCTAAACTTGTGATTTGAAATAACCCTGCGTATGCTCCAAGAGCAGGAATTATGAATTGGAAAGTTTCAAAAGCAGCAGTTTGTGCTGTAGAACCATTTGCTGCTACATTTTTCTGTGCTTCAAAAGCAGTTCTTACAGCAACTTCTGAAGCTACATCTGTAAATACACCTGACCCACTAATTGCAACGCTGTTCATTCCACCACCTGCTAATAAAGTTCTAGTACCTAGACTATCTTTATTAGTTACATCTACTGATTCATCATTCATAGTGATAGAAGTAGACCTAAGACCGCCAACAGTGGTAAGAGTACCACTAATGTCAATCTTCAATAACATATCTAAACCTTGTTGTGCTGCCATTTTATTATTCTCCTAGAATTATCCTAAAATTATTGCACGAAATCGCATAACACCGTGTCTTGTTATCCCATCTGGGTCTCTCATTATGTCGCTGTATTCAAATCTAAGGTTAATTAAATTAAATCCAGTAACGCTTAAATTACTATCATGCAATAAATCGTGAACCTTGTCCATAATTTCTTTGGTTTGTTTAGAGCCTTTATATTGCGACCATATATGAATATTTATAGTTGTTTCTGAGCCTGTTGCAGTTTTAGTAGAATAATCAATAGTTGTTTCTTCACCAAGTGTGATAAAAGGATATGTATTGCCTTCTATTACTTCGTCATACACACCACAGCTAAGAGTTGTTGTAATGGCACTAACATTTAATGCGTTATAAATAGTTGTCTGTAATGCAAATTGACCAACGCTCATTTAATGAGTCCCCCATCTACAAACATTTGTATTATTTTTTTCTTATTTTTATTTAAAGCAGGTTGCATAAAAGGTCTTGGTTGCATATTCACTGTTCCAAATTCTAATGCTTTTGAATAAGGTGCAGCAGATATAATTTGACCAACTACAGTTCCATTTTGTTCTGTTTTTACATTCATAGTTATTTGGCTAACCAAGAATCCGGTGTCTGTTGCAGGTGGGTTATTAGCTTTAGATTGTGTGTGTACTCTATTGGGATTGTATTTTTGTACACTTTCACCACTACCACCTGCTTGAATGCTACTGATAGCATCTCCGGTAACTAGCATTGTTGCTCTAGAAACTGTTTTTTTTGTTTTTTTTAAAACTTTTTTAGGTACTTTTGTTTCTAAGTATTTTTGATAATCTTTTACATTTGTAAACTTCATATTGCTATACCTTCTTCGCATAACAGAGTTAAGAACCTATCTCGCTCATCTACATTAATAATACCGTTAATGGCAAACTGCCTTGTGCCAAAAGTTATACGGCTGTTAGTATCTATATTTGTCATGTAACGGATTGTTACTTCGTGGGTTACTTTTTCTTGTAGCATACCCTGTCTATAAACGCTGTTAGCACTTTTAGGTTTTATGTCGGCATAAATAAATGTAACAGGATTAAATGCTTGGGCAATACCACCACCTGCATCTCTAGTGTTAGTGGCTCTCTCCACTTTCACTCTATATCGCATCTTGCCGATACTGTTTGCCATCTTAACCTAGTGCCATTAAGGCAGATGAACCCAGTCCTCTATGAATGACATAGGGAGCATACAAAGAACGCAACATAGGGGGATAAGGTTGACTTGCGTTGTACATATCTCCTCTATGCTCATAAAGAAAAGCTATATGTTGCATGATGCCTAGTTTTATAGGTTCAGGCACGAGGTATTGAGATGTGTAACCTGCGACATAAGTAATTTCTATAGCATTAGCAACTCTTAAATCAGTTGGGAATGTATAGCCTTTTCTAAGCACTATTCTTGAAGGCTCTCTTGCGAGGTCTACATAATAATTAGCACTAGGAAATGTGGTAGCTGTATTAGCATCATCAAAGGTTTTCATGTGAGTTACGGAAGCTACTGGAGAGCGTGGTAGAACAACATAATTCTTATATGAGTTAAGATATGGACCAGTCCTTAAACCTTCCCACAAAGGGTCGTATGAGTCCTCAAACGCATCTAAACTTAGCTTTAAGGTTTGTGTCATTAATGCTCTGCCAGTATGTTCTTCACAGAATCTCCTAGCACTCTCTATGAAAGGTCTTACAACTCTTTCATCAGTAGCATCATCTACCCTTAGATATTCTTTAACTTCTTGTAGTGTTACAGGCTCTTGTGTGGGTGCTGTGTGTACTGTTAATCCTGCCATTAGACCATTTTCTCCAATATATAAGAGCCAACTAAAACGGCATACAAACCCCAAATCATAGCTTCCATGCGAATGAATCTAGCTGAACCTGATTCTAGTCTTTTCTCTAGGTTCTCATAGCGTATGGCACAAATCTGCTCATGCAGTTCTAAAGCACTAATGTTAGTTGGCTTTTTTGTCCGAATCCTTTTTGGCTTCTGTGTTTTCATCTTCTTCTTCGGTTGGGAGATGAACTTTAATTTGTTCCACATAGTGCTTCTGCAAAATCTCGTTTTTCTCTATCTCAAAATTTGCATTAGCAACAAAGTCGTTTCCTGCTTTTTGAATGATAGCCAGTTTGTTAAATAACTGTTTGCCTTCGTCTGACCAATCATTAACATTAAATTCTTTTTCAACACCATCAATCTCAATTTTGAATGTTGGGTTTTCTTGTTTAGCATCTGCCATAAATTACTCCTGTAAAAATTAATATCTTAGCATCATTCAGGTGCTATTGGGAACTCCCCTAATGGTCTAACTGGTGGGGTAGCATCATTGTAGACATAGAGTGCCATTAAAGCTGTTACTGTGCTTACTGCATTGATCTTTGTTTTCATGCTTTGTGCTGCAGTTCTTACGCCTTCCCTGTAAGTAGTCCAATCACTAGCAACTGTACCACTTGTTTCTTGTGCTTTTACTACTCTCCAATCACTAGGCAGTAATAATCCGTATGCCTGTGGGTCTATTGCTTGTGCGTGTTGATATTTGAGACCTCTAGTAACCACACCAGTTTCAGGGTCAGTTGTATCTGCTAAAGGTTTAGCTGTGGCTGTTCCATAAGTAGCAGTTACTTTGTTTGCAGCAAAATTAAAACTCTGATTAGTATTAATGTAATATTCAGGGTCTTTATATTTCGTGTTGTTGATTATAACTTCATAGATACCTATAGCTTTTAACTCTACGGCACTCCAAAGCATAAATATATTTGCAGGATAATTTACATCACCTACTGTTATTGCTTTAGGTCGTGTATATATCTTTGTTACACTTCCTGATTCTACTAATGCCCACATAATTTACCTCGCTGTTGTTGGGATTCCTGTTGATGTTACGAATGGGTGTTCTGCAAATGCCATGTAGATGTATGTTTGACCACTAACATTGCCATCGTTGTATGTATTTCTTGTTTTAAAACCATTGCTTAAAAAATCATAACCTGATGTTGATGATGTGGCTTCTCCTGCATTGTTATTTGCATAAAAATACTCATCGTTTAAATTAAATGCACCTCTTTTATTGTCATACAGCAACCAGTTCCCTGTTCCACTTGACCTTTTAACAATAACAAAAGCAGGTTTGAATCCTGTATAGATAAATGGACCATTTGCATTTCCATTACCGACATAACTGCCAAACTTGCTGTAGCCTTGTTTTTCTGCGAAGCAGTAGGCTACATTTGTAGCGTTGTATGCATTTCTATTAGTATCTGTACCTAATTTAAAAGTT